CCATTAGAACAATGCTCAGAACTAGGCGAAATTGGAGATATCATCCTTGCTGACTTCAGCCAATACATCTTGATTGATAAAGGTGGTATTAATGCTACATCATCTATCCATGTAAGATTCCTATATGATGAAAATGTATTCCGTTTCATTTATAGAGTTGATGGTCAACCAGTATGGAATAAAGCATTACAACCATATAAAGGTAGTGCAACAGTATCACCATTCGTAGCATTAGCAAAAAGAAAATAAGATAGGAGAATAATATGAGTCAATATTTGAAAAATGAAATCAAAACAGTTGTGCCAACAGGTACAGCATTAAGTGCAGAAGTAAAGAGTGAGAAAATTGATGTTTCTAACTCTCAAAGTGTAAAACTTGTTATTACATCTAGTGAAGGAGATGCTGCTACAACAAATGCAAAAATTGTAGCAGTCCTTGCAGATGCAACAGAACAAGAAATCAAAGTTCAAGAAATTACAGTAGGTGCAAAAACTGAAACTAAGATTGATATTGTAGCAGATGAGATTGCACACTATGAAGCAAAAGAATTTATTGTAGTACTAGAAGCAATTGCTGAATCAACACTAACTTGTGGTGTTATTGCAATACTAGGCGAAAATAGATACACAGAATAATAAAATAGGAGTGATGAGATGCTTACACTAGAAGAAAGTAAACTATATTTAAGAGTAGATAGTGATGATGAAGATGTTCTCATCACATCATTAAATCAAACAGCAAAGGAAATGGTAGAAGACATACTCCGTTATGAACTAACGGAGTTTGATACCATTCCACAAAGTATTAATCAATCAATGCTTTATATAGTTTCAACACTATATGAATCAAGGCAAGTAGGAAATGCAAATGCAATCAAAATGGATGAACTAATTGAAACAGTAAGAAGAATGGTAGAGCCACATAGAAAGAAGGTGTGGTAATGAATATAGGCGAACTTAATAGAAGAATTAAAATCCTAGAATTCGTTGAACAAAGAGATGAGTTTGGTGGTATTGAGGGAGAGTGGAAAGTAATTGCTACTAGGTGGTCTAGAATAGAACAGCATGGTGGTAATGAAGTATCAGATAATAACCAGGTTATTGCAAGAGTATCAACAAAGATAATTATTAGATATATGCCAGAACTAAATGAAAAGCATAGAATTCAATACAAGGACAAATTGTATGAGATTAACTCAGTAATTGATGTTGATACAGGACATTACAAAATGATTATTGATTGTTCAGAGGTAAAAGATGGCGTATAGTGCTAAACAAAGAAAAGTAGATGGCACAGTAAAAGGTGCAAAGCAAATAGCAAAAGAACTCAAAGAAATGGGAGAAAATGCAAAAGATATACTTACAGTAGCAGCAACAAGTGGTGGCAATATAGCACTAAAAGATGCAATAGAACATTGTCCAGTAGACACAGGAGCATTAAAGAACAGTCTTAAACTAAGAGTGAGTAAAGTAAGTCCAACCAAAGCTGAGATAACAGTAGAGTATGATAAAAGCCTAAAATATGGCACTTTTGTAGAGCTGGGAGTTAAAGGTAGAGAACCTAATCCATTTTTACGAAATGCAATAGATAATAATGTCCAACAAATAAACGATGCAATAATACAACAATTAGCAAAAGGAATAGATGATGCACTATGAGTAAAGATTTTCTACAAAGCATATTTGAATATCTATCAAGTAATGCAGAATTAAAGAAAATAGTTGGAGATAATATATTTCCAATGTATATACCACAATACGATAAAATACCAGCAATAGTGTACTATCCAGTATCAGTTTCGTATGATACGGAATTAGGTAGAGATAGTGGTTTTCAAAAAGTAATACTTCAAATTGATTGTCACGAAAAGACATTCAAAAAAGCAAGAATACTATCTAGATTGATTAAGAAAATGTTCCAAGATTATCATGGGGATATGTGTGGAACAAATATACAAGCAGTATTCATTAAAACAGACATCATAATCAATGATACTGCTAATAACAAATTTGATGCATTAAACTCGGTTCATGTACTTGAATTCGAGTTTTTTATTTAGAAATTATGGAGGAATAAGATGGCAATAGCAGGAAAGAACGGGAAAGTTTGTCTTGGCGAAAATAAAGTCATTGGCATTAAGAATTGGTCACTTTCATTGAATGTTAGCACATTAGAAACAACTTCATTAGGGGAAGATTGGAAGTCATACATTCTTGGATTAAAAGAATGGACTGCAACAAGTGATGGAGATTATACAGTAGCATCTATTGATGGAAAAGTGGATATTCAAGGTGGTTTGCAAACTGCATACTTAACAGGTGCTCAAGTATTATTGAGATTATATGTAGATGATACTCACTATTATGCTGGAACAGCAGTAGTAACATCATTGAGTGTTGATGATCCAGTTGCAGATATAGTTGGTATCTCAATCAGTTTTACAGGTTGTGGTGCATTAACATTTGAAGAAGGAGAACCTATTGAATAATGAAAAAATCAGTAACAATTGAGTTAGATAAAGCAAGAAATCTAAGATATGGTATCAATGCTTTATGTACTATTGAAGAGATTATAAACAAACCAATTACAACACTAGACCTTAATAACTTATCAATGAAAGAACTAAGAGCAATCCTATATGCAGGACTTGTTCATGAAGATAAGTCATTAACAGAAGAAAGTGTTGGTTCACTAATAGATGACTACACAAATATTAGTGATATTTCGACAAAACTAGGCGAAGCTTTCACACTAGCATTTGGCGAAAGAAAAAACAAGAAAAGTCCACAAAAAGCAACCAAAGTTGTGGACTAGATAAATTATATGAATTAGCCATAACCAAATTAGGACTAGATCCTATATTGGCTTGGGATTACACACCTTATGAAATAAGCCTAATGTGTGAAAATGCTTTAACGAATAATAAAAGAAGAGTAGATGAATTGCTATTTGTTGCTTGGCATACAGAAGCATTTGCAAGACAGAAAAGACTACCAAGTTTTGAGAAAGTATTAAAAGATGCTCATAGAACAAAGAACAATTCAAGGTCTGATGAGATTCTAAAAGCAATGGCAAGAGAAAAGGGTGTGATTATAAAATAGGAGGACAAGATGGCAGTTATTAGAAACCTGGTCATTAAGGTAGGTGCTGACATTGGTAACCTTACCAAAGGACTAAAAACAGCTCAACAGCAATTAGATAAAGTTTCTAAAAAGATGGGTAAGGTTGGCGCATCATTAACAGCATCATTTACAGTTCCTTTTTTATCATTTGCAACACTTGCAGTAAAGGCAAGTAGCGATATAGAAGATAGCATGTATGACATTGAAAGAAGCTTTAACACAACAGGTAAAGAAATAGATTCAATGACAAACCTTGCTAAGAAGATGAGTTCATCAACAATCTATGGAATAAATGAAGTAGCGGAAGCTATGAATTACTTGAAAAAATCAGGTTATTCAGTAGCACAAATGGAATCTTCACTTGCAACAATAACAAACCTAGCAACAGCATCAAATGTAGAACTAGAACAAGCCACAAACAGTGTGGTTAAGGTTCTAGGTCAATTCAACCTAGATGCTAAAGATACAGACAAAGTAACAAATGTGATGGCGGCAACATTATCAAAGACATCACTAACATTAGATGAATTAACAAATGCACTTTCAGTTGTTGGCAATACATCAACAAGAGTTGGAATTACAATTGAAGAAACATCGGCAGCGATTGCAATGCTTTCAAATGCAGGGTTTGGTGCTGAGAAATCTGGTAGAGTTCTAAAATCAATTATAGAACAACTAGAAACACCAACAACTGAAATGACAAAGGTATTAAATGAGTTAGGATTAAATATTGAAGATGTAAATCCTAAAACAAATTCACTATCTAAAATACTAGAAAAGTTTGCAAAAGTTGGAGTTACATCAACTCAAGCAACAAGATTATTTGGTAAAGAAGTGGAAAGTGCATTCATGTCCCTAATATCAGATGGTTCAGAGTCGTTAGAAACAATGACTGAATCATTAACAGGAACAAATGCTGCTGAAGAAGAAGCAAATAAACAAATGAATACACTTTCAAATACTCTAAAGGAAGTAAAGAACCAATTAAATGAAATATCGGTTCAACTAGGCGAAATATTGCTACCAATACTAAAAGAATTGCTCCAGGACTATATAAGTCCACTTATAGAAAAGTTTTCATCACTTAGTGATACAACCAAAAAGTGGATAGTAGTAATAGGTGGTGTACTTGCATCACTAGGTCCAGTGGTGTTGACCATAACAAAGATAATAAAATCGATATCTTCATTGTCTGGAGTGTTGGCCTCGTTAGCATCACCAGTTGGTATTGTAATTGCAGTAATTGCTGCCTTAATTGCAGTTATAGTAGGACTATGGCAAACAAATGAAGAGTTCAGAACACATGTAATGGAGATATGGAATAGCATTAAGGACATTGTAAGCACCGTTGTAGCCGATTTGAAAGCCTTTTGGGATGAACATGGACAAGCAATACTAGAGGGTGTAAAAGTCGTTTTTAGCACCATTTGGAAGATAATTTCAGGCATTTTCAACTCAATAATGGCAGGTGTTCAGACATTGTTTAGTTATATCAAGCCAATATGGGAACAACTGAAAGCATTGTTTGCTTCTTTATGGGATACAATCGTTGAACTATACAATGGATTAAAACCAATACTAGAAGTAATAGGTGCAATAGTGCTTACTTGCTTTGGAGTAATAAGTGGAGCGATAGAAGGTGCTATATCTGCATTAGGACCTCTTATTCAAGCGGTGCTAAATGTAATGGAAATTATAATTGAAGTAGTCAATGTAATTATTTCACTTTTCAAAGGCGATTTTACAGGTGCATTTGAACATATCAAAAACATAGGCGAAGGGTTTAAGAATTTCTTTGTAAATCTATGGCAAGGAATACTTAATTTCGGTAAAGGATTCGTAGATGGATTCGTAAGATTATTCAATAGTATGGGAATAGACATTGTTTCTATACTAAATAATGTGTTCAGTAAGATTGGAGAATTCTTCACAAACCTATGGCATGGAATAACAAGTATTGCATCAAACATTTGGGATGCTATAACAGGTGTATTTAGAGATATTGGAAATTGGTTTGGAAACCTATTCAAAGAGGCATTTAATTGGGGTAAAAACCTAGTTAATATGATTGGAGATGGTATTCGTTCAGCAATAAATTGGGTAGGAGATGCTGTTGGTTCAGTTATTGATACAATTGCAGGTTGGCTTGGTTTCGGCTCTCCAACAGAAGAAGGTCCAGGTCGAACCAGTGATGAGTGGGCTCCTAACTTAATGAAAATGTATACTGAAGGACTTGAAGATGGTGTACCAGATATTCAAGATGCGGTAGGACAAGTAACATCTGCACTAGCAAACCTAAATATGGAATCAACAACACAATTAATATCTACAGGAGATACATCAATAAGTGCTGATATCCTTAATGGATTATTAACAGCAATGTCAGTAGGTAACAAAGAAAAAGAAACCAATGAAACAATAGAGTTAAGCATTGATGGAACAGTATTTGCTAGATTGATATATCCAAGCCTTACAAAAGAATTCAAAAGAAATGGTGTGTCATTAAAAGAAGGGGGATTTATATAATGATTGACTTTTTTAAAATAAACTCAAAAACATTAACAAAGAATCCCACTTCCATAACACACTCACAAACCAAAGTTCAAAGTAGTGATAGAACTATGGATGGAACAATGGTTGTAGATATCATAGCAATAAAAAAAGTAATCAATGTAGAGTGGAAAATACTATCAAAGGAAGATATGTTCAAATTAGCCACAGAACTAGAAAGTGGAAACTTTGTAACAATAGATTATATTGATACATCTATAAGCAATGAAACAAAAACAATAGTAGCCTTGCCAGGTAATTTAGCGTATGCACCATACTATGACTTTGCAACTGATTCAGTTGTTTGGAGAGATGTAAAAATATCCTTTACGGAGAAATAGAATGGGATACGATAGTCAAGTAAGAAGATTATATGGCAAGGTTAAAATTATTTATCAAGATGCTGATGCATCATATGAAATAGATGTAAATACATCAGGAGATTCTAAGATATCATCTCCAAACCAAGTATATGAAGGAAACCTACTTCCAACAGCCAAAGCATGTACAATGGATGGTCATTCTACTATGAACGGAGAATACCAAATGATAGATGAAACATGTATTGTTGGTTGGTGGTCTGATGAATTAAGTGATGAAAATGGAGAATACCAAAGTGGAGATTATCCATTCCTAGAACTTAACTTTATTAAAAGACCAGTATCAACATGGACATTACTTGGGGATAGAAAACTAGAACAATTCCTAGTGGACTTTGATTTGGAACTATATGATGAAAACAATGATTTATTATTAACACACAGTGTAAGAGATAATGAAGAAATGAAACTTCAAGTTATATTTGAAAGGTCATTTGAAAATGTTGCAAGAATAAAACTGATAGTTAAAAAGATAAATACTCCAAATGCAGTAGTAAAACTAATACAGTTCTTTGATGTATTGGAAGAAAACTATAGTGGTGGAGAATTAAAAGACTTTGAAGTCCTAGAAGCTTTGGCAACGGATGGCGAAGGTATAAGTTATGGAATAACATCTAATACATTAAATGTGACAATTCATAACAAGGATAGAAAGTTTGACTTAGGACACCTTAAAGATTACTTGTTGCTAGATAGAACAGTAATTCCATACATAGGTATAGAGAATGAACAAGGGGAAATAGAATACCAACAACTTGGTGTCTATTATTCAGATGAATGGAGTGTTCCTCAAGAAGGACAATGGGTAAAACTAAAATGTCTAGATAGATTGATGAAGTTTCAAAAGATGACATACATTGGCTATCCGTTTAGTGAGAATGTATCATTAAAAGCAATAGCAGAAGATATCCTTAAGAGTGCAGGATTATCACAAAATAAGTATGAGATAGATGAGAAGCTTGGAGAAATGATAGTTCCATATGCTTTTCTAGGTAAGAAATCAGTATGGGATGCATTGCAAGATGTATGTAATGCTGGACTATGTAGAGTTTATCTAACAAGAGATAATGTAGTTAAGATATCGGTAGAAAACCTAGAAGTAGAAAACAATGGAATGGAAATAAAGCCAAATAGAATATTCTCATATGAAATGCAAACAAGAAAAACCGACTTTTCAAACCATATAGAAGTAAACTATTCTGATATAAATGCAAGTTTAACAGAAAGCACTAGACAAATAGTTTATTCCAATATGATAACAATAGATCCAAACTCCAAGAGAAGAATGATTGTTGACTACTCACAGAATGTAACAAATGCATACTTAACATACTTGCCAATAGAGAACATAAACCTATTGTCGTTTAAGTCAAGTATAAATTGTGGAGAGTTTGAACTAGAAAACACATCTAATCAAACAATAGTAGTTACAGTAGAAATAAGTGGACTAGCAATAGCGGTAAATACACAAACAGTAATCATAGAAGATGAAAAATCAGTAGGTAACTATGGTGTAATGTCATACAAACCAGCATCAAGTGAATTAGTACAAACATATTCAAGAGCTGTAGAGATAGGAAACTATTTCATGCAAATACTTAATCAAGGTGCAGGAACATTGAGAATAGTATGGCGTGGAGATCCTGACCTAAAACTTGAAAACAAATTCACTTGTGTAAATAGATTCGGAGTAGCAAAGGAATATATAAATCAATACAATAGGTTCACATTTGATGGTGGACTAAAACAAGAAACAAAAGCAAGAGAGGTATAAGATGGCGGAAATCAAGAATCCCTGGAGCGAACCTAAGAGTGACTATGTAGCCACTGACCAAGTTCTTCCAGGGATATTTAATGAATTAGCAAAGAATGAAAAGCACTTAAAGGAAATTGCTTGTGAAGTGTTAGTACAAGATACTGCAACAGGCACAGAAGTAAGAGCGAACAAATTAGTAATAGTAGATAGTAAACCTTACATAGAAGGAACTGATGGTACATTAACACCAATTCAACTAGATGCAGTAAAAGCAACTAAAGATGGTAATG